CAAGATTGGCAATGTCTTCACCAACCACCTGTTGAAACAGCTTAGACAACACTTCTTGTGCTACGTCACCACCCATCGGTGACTCTTTCTTTATCTGATTAAACAGAGAACCATAAGCCTGTTTCTGTGCGGTTGTAAGAGTAGGATTGTTTGACATAAACAATGCCTCAATCTCGTCTGGTGTTACTGTACGTTCATAACGATCCATAGCCTTGTCAATAGACTGCTTGATCTTTCGTACATCTTTACTGAACAGTCGGTCTGGACATTTAGCACCACGATGTGAATCGTAAAACTCTCTGTCCATCAGACTTCGTATTAATGATAACTCCATTATGTATCTCCTAACGTGTTTAAGTTTTCAATGTCGGTAGTGTTACGATATTTCAGATCGTCTGTCAAGCGTAAAACTTTTACGTTGTTAGCATATCCACGTAACTCTTTTGCAAATTGCAGCGTCTTTGGTAGGGCATCGGGATCAAGTGCAACAATAATCGTATTGAACTGTGATAAGTACTTCTTATGTACCTCAGAGAGTGACGTACCCAACACTGCTACCCCGACATATACGCCACTCTCCGAGCATCCAGAACCGCCTGTCGCACCTACAATAGCTGCACTCACACAGTCCTCAACGACTACCCCTGTTTTACCATATCCAAAAACGTATGGCAAGGGGTTTTTTCCATATCTTTTCCATTTAGGTAATTTTTTTCCTAGTGATCTACCTGTTGCGTCAACCATAATATTGTTATGAACCACAGGAAATACCACACGGTGTTCTCTTACGTCATACAATAAACCTAAACTATCTGCATCTATATCCCACTTCAAACAGAAGTCTTTTACAGCATCATTATCTTTTACAATCCATTCAGGTTTATGAAACGCTAGTGCTTCAGTCTCTTGGGCTGCACTACCTAGTGAGCTACGTATATCATCTGTAGTTAGATGAACACGTGACCCACCAGATACACTACAACCTGCCTTGTAACAATTCCATACAAGTTGACCCATGTTATTGGTAGCTGTAAATGTTTTACTACCATTACATACTGGACAATTAGTACGTTTAGTTTCTCCATTACTAATGTCCATGTCACTTACATGTTGTTTAATATTAATCATGTATATCACTTTCAATGTTATTCGTTTCACTCAATTGTACATAACTGTTTCTCTGTGTCAAGGCATTATTTGCACTATCGTATGTATGTTTCATATATGGTTTCACAGAAGACACATGTGTATGCCCTGTCACTGCCATGATCTGTGGCAATGGCACACCGTTGTCTACCATTTCTGTTACACCAGTTCTACGTATGTCCATAAGACGTAGTTCCTCTGATAGTCCTGCCAGTCTCATTACCTTTCGTCCAACCTTTGACAGTCTTTCCATAGCATACGGCTCAAACTTGCCCGATCTTGGCTTTGGATGTGGTGCTACCCACTGTTGAAAACCAAAGTCTGCTTTCTGTTCTAGCAACATAGCATTGAGGTTGTCACTGATAGGTAAGAACACCTCTGCCCTACGCTTGCTCTGCTCCAGAGATAGCTGTTGATTCTTGAGGTCAAGGCAATCCCATGTAAGATTACGCATGTCTCCAAGCCTCTGACACCACTCGTATGCCATGTGTACGATCAATCCCAGATTGCGATACTCAAAGTCACTGTATGCCACGTCAAGAAATTTATTTACTTCACCGTGTGACCAGACAACTTTACGTTGCTTCTGTTGTTTACGTTTGATCTTACCAAATGGGTTCTGCTCTGCATGTTCCATCTGTATTGCGTAGTTGTATACTCTACTTGCACAGGTGGCTGTATGATTAGCAAAACTAATACCACGTGATACCCACTCCTCATATGCAGCCTTGGCAATCTTTGGTGTGACATCTTTAAATTTTCTACAGCCCATTGTCTGATGTAATATGGTCAGAAAATATCGGTAGTCGATCTTAGTAGAATCACGTAACATATTGAAATCATTGGAAGAATAGTAAAAGTTTATCAAGTCTGTAACCTTGCTGCTCGATTTTAAATTGATAACTTTTGACTGTTGTTCTCTCCATTGATCTATCTGTTTGTTTAATTCTTTGGCAAGCACCTTGCATTGCTTCAGATCATTACCTAATTCTTCACGAGATACCACACCTGCATTGACAAGTTTCTGTGGTGGGTTGAAGCGATATGATGTGTCACCCGAAAGTGACACTCGTTGTTGTACAAATCTAGGTAGTGCTACCATTAAGCAGCTTCCAATTGTACAAATCGTTTGTCAGATACCCACTTGGATACCTCTTGCTCACGTGACCACATGCTGATAGCCTGTGTGTCATTGCCAGTGTTACGTAGGTTAAAACCATTACGTTCATCAGCGTATGATGCATAGTTTGTAAACGCAGAGTACAATGCCCACTTGTTGTGACCACGTTGTGATGCCTCATGTAAATACAACTCGTACATCTTCTCTGCCTTGCGATCAGACTTAATCATTTCGTCAAGCAATGACTTGATGTCAACGTATTTAGTAGAGGTATCAGCCCACACCTGCATCTTAGCAGTCTCTTGATAAAAATCAGTACGTGCTCGTTGCAGTTCCGATATAAAACTATCTAGTGAAAAGTTCGATGTGTTTTTTCTACGTACCTTGTCATACTCACCACGTATCATACCGTTGGTACAAAAGAAATCAATAGCACCAAAGTATACTTGGTTACTACATGACCCATCGACACCATGCAAAGCAATGATACGATTGCCTATGCTAGTCTCCATCTTGTCTGTTACAATGGGTACTTGCATGTCGGGCAAGGTAATGTCTAGCATTGACCATGCCCCATTACGTGCCGTTTTCCAATTGTATCTGGCGTTTGTCAGATCACCGTCTGTTAACTCCTCTGTGATTGTATCATACATGTTACGGTAGAAGTCACCGTGTGATGCACACTTGAACCCATCACCCACGATACCAAGGTAATCGCCAGTATCTTGATTTATAACATATTTTTTGTCTGATACTTTTGTTGGTTCAAATTCTACATCAAAGTCCATGTATTCTGGTATATCAAATGGCATATATTTTCTCCTTTTCATTTGTTATAAGGCAACTGATAATTAGTTATATCACCTATCACTTCCCTGTACTAGTAACGATAAGCTATTTATAAAAGATGTGTGATCCTAAAGTCACAGTGTGTTTGTAGTGCTTGCTCCAAAAGGGGCGAACATAATTTGCATGGTAGTAAATAGACCCATCGGTATTGTCCTTGACATACCCATGCACTACCTTGTGTGCTACAAGTTGTGAGTAGAGCCATGCTCGTTTTTCTGTGGGTGTGTCAGACTTACCGTCACAGTACCAACTAAACTGGCATCTGCCCAAGCCCTTCTCCAGACCCTGCTTCACCACCGTACATGCGTCATCAGGAAACTTGTCACTGGCTACACGATTGAGTACGACATGAGCCACTGCATATTGTCCTTCCAATGGCTCACTACGTGCCTCGTAGTACACGTTGAGTGCAATACATGTAAGCATTTCAGCTATCACTGTTGTATCTCCACCTCTAGACAAGCCACTGTCTCTGACTTGTGTGTTATCATCTTGGCTGCTTTGCTCAATTCAATCTGACACTCTTCCAGTGTGGCGTAGTTACCCAACTGGTAGTACTCAACAGACTGTGTACTGAATAGCTGCATCCATATTAATATGTACATCATTACGCTGCCTCCTTTTCAAAACGAAACCATGATGGCACTGGACGGTTAGTCCACTTCATACTGAACCTATGTTGCTTGGTCATGTAGAACTTACGATAGCTATTGATAGGCCAGTTCTCACCTGTCTTTAGATCGGTGTGCTCACTAAAACATTCTGGGTGCGGTGTGATACCACCGTCAGGCACTAATGCTGCACCGTGTTCAAGTGCAGACCACAAACGCCATGAACCATGTACCTTGCCGTACCTGTAGCCATATTCATTGCACATGTGACGAAACATCTCAAGT